CAATCCTGTATCAACTTTGATGCCTGGGATGATTCCCTGTTTTGTAAGTTTCTCAACCATACTATCTCCATCAACATGTTTCTGATAGAGTGTCTCTTCATATAAAATCGCACCACTAATATTTTTTCCTAAGTCTGGTGTGGTGAATAACATTCCACGATACGCTTGTCGATTCTCTTCTGTGTTCTCTACGTTGATGTCAGACAATCTTTTTCCAATTGTCTTTGTAGATTCATCAACAGCAAGAATACCTTTCTTAAACTCTGACAGTTTTTCTGCTGTCTCTTTTAATTTAACTTTGTAATAATCTAATGTCATGTTCTTAATATTTCCTTCATTATTTATTATACACAAAAAAAGACCCCTGTAAAGGGGTCTTGAGTAGTTCCGATTGTAGAGACCGCACGAACGATGTCTCAATCTTATTTATTAGGTGTCATCTTATATGCACCGAATGCTGCACCGCCTATGGCAGCGAACATAAGTAGGATTTCCATTAACCTATGGAAGGAGCAACAAGTGCTACCTCTGTTTCGTTAGCAGATGCTAAGTCAAGAGGGAAGTTGTGTGCATTTCTTTCGTGCATAACTTCCATACCAAGGTTTGCTCTGTTAAGAACGTCACCCCATGTAGGAACAACCTTACCAGATGCGTCTACCACAGACTGGTTGAAGTTGAAACCATTAAGGTTGAATGCCATTGTACAGATACCCATTGAGGTTAACCATACACAGATCACAGGCCACGAAGCAAGAAAAAAGTGAAGACTACGACTGTTGTTAAAGCTAGCATACTGGAAGATAAGTCTACCAAAGTATCCATGTGCTGCAACAATGTTGTATGTTTCTTCTTCTTGTCCGAATTTGTATCCATAGTTCTGAGAATCTAATCCAGTAGTCTCACGGATGAGTGAGGATGTGACCAAGGAACCATGCATAGCAGAGAACAAAGCACCACCAAACATACCTGCCACACCTGCCATGTGGAATGGATGCATGAGGATATTATGTTCCGCTTGGAAGACAAACATAAAGTTGAATGTCCCTGATATTCCCAACGGCATACCGTCAGAGAATGATCCTTGTCCGAAAGGATAGACCAAGAAGACTGCAAAGGCAGCTGATACTGGGGCTGAATAAGCAACACAGATCCAGGGTCTCATACCCAGACGATAGGACAATTCCCACTGTCTTCCCATGTATGCTGAGATACCTATGAGGAAGTGGAAGATTACTAACTGATATGGACCTCCGTTATACAACCACTCATCAAGTGTGGCAGCTTCCCAGATGGGATAGAAGTGTAGTCCGATAGCGTTAGAAGATGGAACGACAGCACCAGAGATGATGTTGTTACCATACAAGAATGAACCAGCAACTGGCTCACGTATTCCGTCGATGTCGACGGGAGGAGCAGCGATGAAAGCTATGATGAAACAAGTAGTTGCAGCAAGCAAGCATGGGATCATAAGAACCCCGAACCAACCAACATATATTCTGTTGTTAGTTGATGTTACCCACTCACAGAACTGAGGCCATCCAGCCAACAATCCTTGCTCTTTTCTTTGAAGAGTTGTCATGAGGACAATTAAATTTAGTAGGGCTCAAAGGGTAGAGCGATACAATATTTCCACCAATCCCTTCACTGGTGGATATGAGAGATATTATAACCCCATGATCTCGGTTAGGGGGTAAATATAATGTCCGAAGACACACATATTATATATGCTTTGTAAAGTTATGTCAAGACCATCTTGTAACAGTTAACTCAACGGCATTATTACTATTAACGATCTGACTTTCTACCTCAAAACCTTCCGACTTTGCAGTGGCAGTCAGTAATTGTATGCAATATAACTGAGTAATCTTTTCAAGAAATCTTTCTATTGGTATCTGATGTGACCAAGTTTGCCTATCAGTTATCAACTCATAGCATTGTCTCTGTTTGTTCCACTTGAAACCCATGTCATCACCTATTGTGACTTCACACATTACTCTCTCGTGCTCATGTCCTATAGGATTTACTAACTGTCTATTAATATCAACTGGATAACCATCAAGCATCAATGCTTGTATTAATGCTGGTTTGTTTGTGATCTTCGTTTTGATTTTGCTGAAGTGAGACATAGTATTCGGGTTTGTATTCTCGTGAGTTAACTGAACCAAGTGCTTGTTCAAATGGTATTGTAACATCAAGACACTCTTTAGATACAGCACCTTGTACCTCTTCAGTAACTGTACCATCCTGAGAGATTATGAATTTAATTTTTTGACAAGGCATTATGTATGCTTCCTTATAGTACCTTTCTCTCCACACCCCTTAAGATATTTCCTTGCTTCCGATTTAGTATCAAAAACTTTTGCGAATCTTTTATCTGGACCCCATGTAGGAGCATTAGAAATTAAATATTCTATCTCGCCATCTACCTTGCGAGTTGCTACCCAATCAATAGCGTGTTCTGTGTCTGCACTCATAATCTTAAACTAATCTTCAGTTATTTATTAAAATAAGTCTCGTAGTATTTTACCAGACCAAATGTTACATTGAATTTGCTTGACCACTCTTCAGCACATTCTTCTGCACTCTTACCAGAGTAACCAAACCTTTCTAAAATTGTTATACATTCTTGTTTCATATTAAACCTATTGAACCTGCTGTAATACCTACACAAACAAAAAAACCGAACTCATAGAGTTCTCTGTAGGGACTATGCAAAAAAGAATTGAGAGACATTAGTACTAAGGTAGACTGCTACTATTGAAACAAAAAGAATTACTTGGGTCATGACTGAGTAAAAATACTTACAGTATTATATAGGTATTTCTACTCTTAGTCAAGCACCTGATGGGACAGTTTGTAATTGGGTTACTCTAATACCCTTACCACCATCGTCATCATCATCGTCATCAACACCACGTAAAAACAACTCAACCATGACAAGAACAGCCATTGGATAGAAACACCAAAGGATTGCTTTCCAAGCTGGAAATGAATCTGTTACTAGATCTGTCATGGATTGTGTCGATTTACGAATAAGTATTTAGTTATGTAAAGTATTTGAAATGAGTATAGAGTGCTGCCAATGCCCAGAAACCGACCATTGCTGCTCTACCGTTAGCTCTTTGCCATATGTAATTGTTAGTCATTAGAAGATACCTGGGATAATTTGACCTGTGGTGACGTAAGCACCCATTGCTGCAACAAAACCAATCATTGCCATCCAACCATTAAACTTTTCTGCTTCTGGTGTCATTAGAATATACCTGGAATGAGTTGACCTGTTGTTAGGTAAGCACCTAGACCAGCTATGATGCCAATCATTGCCCAACGTCCGTTCTGTAGCTCTGCGTTTTCTTTCATGTTCTTAGATTTGTAATAGGGATAGAATTTAAAGAGACCTTGCTTCGACTATGCAATGCCTGGAATTACCCATCCGAAGATGGCATAGTTATGGATCGCTGCGAACAAACCAATCATCGCTAGGCGACCATTAGTTCTCTCAGCATTCTTCCAGTAACCATCATAGTTCTCAACGTACTCCATAGGAGGTTCCGATGCGAACATATTTTGCTTGCCGTACTCGGTAGTTGTATACCTTTTGGCAGTTGTTGAAGTCATTTCTGTATTGTTAAGAAACGTTACATAATTATATAGGAAACCTTAAGGTGTTGTCAAGGTATAATTACCTAGATATCCGCACAAAAAAAGAGTCACCATTTCTGATGACTCATATTAGAAAAACTTATTGTAGCTTTTGCACTTAAAGCCATCTAGTTTAAAACGTCTATTGGCAAAGACGTTTTATTTATACACCATCTCTATCGTTAAGTGCCTCTGCATTCTTTTCTTTTTCAGCATCACCGAAGGTAACTATTGGTGTACCTGGGTTTCCCTCTGCACTTAGAGTACCATCATTAACAAATGTTACTGAATCACCTGTGGTAAATGTTATTGGGTCAGTAACAACATCATTATTCCATGAGATAGCATCTGGAATATTAACATTACCTAAACTGATATTATAATCAGGGTCATAATCTAGATCTATAGAACCATCAGGTACAGTGAAGGTATCTTCATGTGTATATTCTCTAGCAATCTTCTTAAGTCCTTGGTAGTATACAAATACTAAGTTAAGATCACTATCAGATAATGATTCCTTTTCATGTGCTTCATCAAACACTGCTTTAGCAGCAGCGATAGCAGCATCTAATTTTCCATGTAGTGAGCAGGCCATCTTCTATTATAAAATTAGTTGTATTATATATGAGAGATTATAGTTTGTCAATAGTTAATAGAGTTGAATTATCATGAGATCCTACAGGTAACTTAGGAAAAGTATTAAATGAAATACTTACTCTATCTTCTTCACCATCATTCCGAGGAACATAATGATGTTGTGTACTAGGAAATAGAACCAGATGACCAGTCGATGCTGGAAAACTATAACTATCATTCATAAACTCATTAGTACCCAAAGAAGGATCAGACTCTGGACGTACTGGAAATGGGTCTTGTCTCTGCGTATCAAATACTATTGGTGGAGCATCATCAGCAGAACTAACATAATACACACCACTAACTACACTATTAAGATGATAATGTTTAGGATGACTATGATGTTTAGGTGTACAATTACCCCATGACTGTGTAATAATCATCTTATGATTAGTAACATGCATAACGTCATGCATATATTGTTCTACACAATACTCACAAAATCCTTTTAACTCTTCAAACTCTGGTTCATCTAAAACATACTGGTTAACAGTGGTGTCATTGTTCAACGACTTCCTAAAAGACATGGTTCCCATTGCCTTCTTAACCGCTTCAATATTACCAGGAAACTCTGCCACATACAAAGGTGGTGCAGAGAACATCATGAAATAATCTGACTTAACTTCTATTGGTTGATTCATATTCATTTAAATAATTTTCTGCTATGTCATGCAGTTGGTCAATCAATATATCCATGTATCTTTCCTCAACACTATCGGGGAAGTCACTCATGTCATATTCAAATGGTTCGTTCAGATTATAGCAGTGTTTAGACTCCATAGTCAACCCCCAAAATAATCCTTTCGCATATATCTGCCAAGGATATTTGAATTGTAGAATGCTGGTGTCCCATCATCAGTAGACTCAGTTAGTACATTATTTAGAAACAATTGCCGTGTCTCTTCGTAGTTTACTTTGCCAAGGGTGCTATGGAGGGAGATGATTTCTCTCTTGAATAAGTCGTTCCCAAGTAACTTTCTATCTGCTTTAAGTTCGTCAGAGCTTCCATAGTACTTCTTCCAGTCACTCTCAGACGTAACCCTTCTCTTACCACCTCTAGGTTTACGACGTTGTGTGAAGTACTTGCGTCCGATGTATTGTTTACCCGACTGGAGATTAGTAATCCTGTAGACAAAACCGAAGAACTCGCCAATATCATCAGAAGTGAAAGGTTTACCCTCATATAACCAGGGGTTTTCGTAAACTCCCTCTTCAACCATTTCATTATTTTCATATCAGTTCCTCCTATTTAGATCATTCCCAATACTCATCTAAATGTTCTAATACATTGAGCAGTATCCTCTGTGCTGCTCCTCTCTGGCGTTCATCCCATTCAGGATACCACCCATTGTCTAGCCCAGTTTTCATCTTCATGATCTGGGCTACCATCGTTACCTTATTCACTCTACCGTTCACTTCAGTTTACTCTGGAGTTCACTCCAGTCCGAATCGAACTTATCCATACCCTGATCAGTTAAGATGTGGTCATACATTTTATTAAATATATCCCAAGGAAGAGTACAGATATCAGCCCCCACTCGAAAACACTTTGCGACTTGAATTGGTTCTCTAATTGAAGCAGCGAGTACTTGAGTTTTAGAACCATGCGTTGTGAATACATCTGAAATTTCCTCCACTAATGATATACCATCCCAATATTGATCGTTCAAACGACCTATGAATGGTGAAACGTATGTTGCACCTGCTTTAGCAGCAAGTATTGCTTGAGCAGCAGAGAATATAAGTGTTACGTTAACTGCCACCTCATCCTCAGATAGATCCTTACATGCCTTAAGACCTGTACGTGTGCAAGGTACTTTAATAGTAATGTTAGGTGCTATCTCCAAGTAAGTATCAGCCATGGCTAACATGTCTTCTACTGTTTCTCCTACTACCTCTGCTGATATTGATGCGTCCCAAGGAAAGATAGAAGTTATCTCCTTAAGAACCTTCAATGGATCTTGACCATTCTTCAACATCAAACTGGGGTTAGTAGTAACTCCATCAATTAACCCAGTAGAATAAGACTGTTTTATTAGGTCAACATCAGAGCAGTCTAGAAAAATTTTCATGACTCTCAATACAATTTCCAGTATTTATTATCACATAAAAAAAGACACCTGTCAATAAGGTGTCTTTATATACAAATCGTGACGTTACTTAAGCAACATCAAGATATGAAGGTAGAACTTCATCTACTTTGCTATGCTTAACACCTCTATAAGTCAGTTCTGACTTAGAAGATGGTGTTGCTTTACGTGAATTGGTGTCGTACTTGACACCACGGTAAGTGACTTGTGCCATTTGTTTTCTCCTGTAGGATTAGGTTTATTAGACCGTTCCTTCAGTCGGCTTTTGCGTCCCATGTACACTCTAGTCCTACTGCTTCCGTAAGATGTACTTGGTACATCTCCACTATCTCTTGCTTGGTTTCAGGACTAAGATCTCTCTTAGCCTCAGCACGATCTACCAGTTTTGATACATCGGCACAAGTTAATGCAGCAGCTATTAAAAATTCCATAGGATGAACGAGATCCGTTCCGAGTCGGCTTACTTGCGTCCCTTCTGGGATGAACGAAAGGGTATCTATTGATACCTACTGACTATTTATGTCAGAGAACCATTACAAAGTGGTTCATATTGATACAATAGCATTAGAAAGATGATTCGTCAACCCCTTCCTTCTGCTGCCTCTGTGACCACATGTGTCTTTCCATCTCCCACATTGCTTCTGCTGTCTGTGCTGGTAACTCATGCTGTCCTGCCTTGTCTAGTAATTCATCATACATCTCAGCACTATCAATGATTGCCTTCTGTAAGTCTTCCAACTTCCACTCTGGTTCAGAGGGAGAATCCTGCGAAGGTATCTTCTGTGACATCTTGTTTGATTCCTCCAACGACATAGCTTTCAATCTCCGTTTCTTGTGGTGCGTTTTGCTGACCCTTAGAATTGAGCCAGTGCTCAGTCCAAGGTAGTGGATTATTTCTAAGGGGTTGATCGTATATAGGCTTCAAACCTATTGCTTTCATTCTTCTATTAGCAATCCACTCAACATAATTATGCAACAATCTTTCATTCAATCCAATCATAGATCCACTTTGGAATAGGTAATCTGCCCATGCCTTCTCTTCATCCACACACTTCCTAAACATTTGAGTTACAGTTTCTTGTTCTTCCTCTGCTATCTCTTCCATGTCTGGATCATCTTTACCTTCTTTCCAATTCTTTAGTATCTGTTGGGTGAGTACAAGGTGTTGTGATTCATCTCTGGCGATGAGGGATAAGATCTTTGCGGACCCCTCCATGAGTTTGTTTTCACCGAATGCAAAGCTGCAAGCAAAAGAAACGTAAAAACGAATGCCTTCCAATATATTAACATTAGCTACTGCCTTATAAAGATACCTTTTTAAATCCTTCTTAGTCCATTCTGATGATGGTGACCCTCTGGATCCTTCTGACCACATATTACCTTGACCATACTCCTGTGCATAGTTTAAGAAGTCATCATAAGATTTAGTAACTGACTCTGCACGAGAAAGAATGTTATCATCTGTAAGAATAGTATCAAATACATCAGAAGGATCTGAGTATACATTCTTAATAATATATGTGTAAGATCTGGAGTGTATCATCTCCATGAACTGCCACACTTGCATACATGCTTCTAACTCAGGTAGAGAACAGTAAGGAGTGAAAGCCATACCAGGAGCACGACCTTGTACGGAGTCCAGCATGATCTGGTACTTAAGGTTGCTGGTAAATATATGCTTTTGTGTTTCGTTGAGTTGTGCATAATCTGCTCTATCCTTTTGAAGAGATACCTCTTCAGGTCTCCAGAAATATCCTAGTTGTTGCTGTGTCAGTCGATCAAATGTTGGAAATTTATACTGATCATAACGTTGAACACTCAATGGTGCTCCAAAAAACATGAATTGTTTTGTAGTATTGACAGCATTCTTATTGAACACTGTCATGCCAGTTACTTCTTTAGACTGCACAGCTGTCACAGACCTCCTCCTCAGTAGTTAGTAATTCATTTATGAGTTTATCTACATCAGTAGTTTCCTCATCCCCATCCTTCTTAGCATCATATGTATTCTGATAGTAAGAAGTCTTCCAACCATACTTATAGGTTGTTAGTAAGTCCTTTGCCATTACTGACACAGGTACTTCATTGTCAGGGTAATGCTCTGGATTATAACTCCAGTTACCACTGATTGCTTGGTCAAAGAACTTCTGCATGACTGCTGTAACTTTGATGTATCCATCATTGTTTGGCATGTCCCAGAGCAAAGTATAATTATTCTTTAATGTAGTATACGATGGAACAACTTGCTTAAGAGGCCCCTTCTTTGATTTCTTAATGGACAAGTAGTCTCTAGGAGGTTCGATTCCATTGGTAGCGTTTGACACAACGGAACTGCTCTCCGAAGGCATTTGTGCCGACAGTGTTGAGTGCCTAAGCCCATACTCGGATATGCGGCCCCTAAGAAACTCCCAGTCACATGATAGATCATTAGGTACAATATCATCCACTTCCTTCTTATATGTATCTATAGGAAGGATGCCATCAGCATACTTTGTCTTACCAAAGTAACCGCATGGTCCTTTCTCCATTGATAGATGATTAGATGCACTCAATAAGGCATACTGAAATCTTTCTGTCAATTTATGGACTAAATCAAATGCTTCTTGTGAATCATACTTAACACCATTCTTAGCAAGATAGTGTGCTAAACCTATGTAACCTATACCAAGTGACCTACGATTCTTTGTGGATTGTTCTGCTGCCTTTACAGGATACTGTTGATAGTCTATCAGTGCATCCAATCCTCTTACTGCTAACTCACACAACTCATCCAACTCTTCAATCTTATTAATCTTACCTATGTTAATAGCAGAGAGAATACACAAAGCAATCTCACCACTACCATCAATGTGTTGTATAGGTGTAGTAGGTAGAGTGATCTCTTGACAGAGATTACTCATACTAATCTTATCCTTAAAGGATGAATGAGTATTACAGTGGTCGATATTCATAATGTATATACGACCAGTCTCTGCTCTCTCCTTTAAGAGATCGAGTATAAGTTCTTGAGCTCCGATGGTTGTTCTAGAGATTGATTCGTCTGATTCGTATTGAGTATAGAGTTCGTCAAAGGTATCGCTACCAAAAGCGTCATACAACCCAGGGACATCATGAGGGCTGAATAAACTAATAGTACTGTTCTGGATAAATCGCTCATAAAAAATCTTACTTAGTTGGATACTGTAGTCGAGCTTTCTGACTCGGTTGTCTTCTGTTCCTTTGTTGTTTTTGAGAACAAGGATGTCTTGAATTTCTTGATGCCAGATCGGAAAGTGGACAGTAGCTGAACCGCCTCTGATCCCGTTTTGAGTGCAGCATCTGACAGTTGATTCAAGTTTTTTAAGGAAGGGGATGACACCTGTGTGTTGAACTTCTCCACCACGGATTTTAGCGTTGATCCCTCTGATTCTTCCTGCGTTAATACCGATACCAGCCCTCTGTGCGACGTACTTGCCAATAGCCATATCACCGCTAAAGATACTATCGAGGGTGTCATCAAGATCAACCAGAACACAAGATGCAAATTGACGAATGGGTGTTCTGACACCTGCCATGACTGGCGTTGGGATGTTGATTTTGTGCTTGCTGATTGCGTCATAATACTTTTTAATGTAATCTAATCTATAAAACTTGTCGTCATCTTGAAAGAGAGTAGCAGCAATCATGATGTACATGAACTGTGGAGTCTCATAGATCTCTCCACTACTTCTATCTTGTACAAGATACTTGTCACATACCTGACGCATACCTGCATAGGTAAAGAGATAATCTCTATCGTGATCGATGTAACTATTTAATACACCCCACTCTTCATCAGAAAACTTCTGTAATATTTCACTGTCATAAACCTTAAGGTTTATACATTTTTCTACATGATCCTTAAGAATAGGATGGTTGTCAGGATGACCTTCATTCACTTGCTG